TCTCAAGTTTCACTTGTTCAATTAGCAGACCAAGATTTCACACAAGATTGTACAAACGCATCTACTCCTTGGATTCAATCTCAATTAATCTCTGGTGAAAGATACAATCTTTTCAAATTACATACTTTGGGTGATGGTACTTATGCAAACAAAGAGTATAAAGTATCTATCTTTAATGTAAAAGCAGCTGGTGAATCAAACGCAACTGATTACGCAACTTTCTCAATCGCAATTAGAGGATATTCTGATACAGATAAGAGAAAGACAGTACTTGAAACATTTAATAACGTAACTATGGACCCTGCATCACCAAATTACATTAAGAAAGTAATTGGTGACCAAAACATTACTATTGATTCAGTTGGTAAAATGACAATGAATGGTGATTATTCTAATCGTTCTAAGTTCGTTAGAGTTGAAACAGTAGCAGAAGGTTCTTTCCCTATTATTGCAGGACCTTTTGGACATGATAAATATTCATCTCCAATTTCAGGTTCAGATTCAATTACACCTGGTGTAATTTTCTCAACTGGTTCTGCTGAAAACAATTCATCTAAAGCAACTGCATATTCAGGTATTGATTTAGAAACATCTATTGTTAAGATTGATAATGGTCATTTCTTATCACCAATTCCAAATGGAGCTGGTAATGGTTTAAATACTATATTTGCATTTGATGGTACTGTAACTATTGGTGGTGGTACTCATTCATTTGAATATGAATTAACTGGTTCAAACGCATCTGATATTAATAAAAGACAATTTACAGTAGGATTCCAAGGTGGATTCGATGGTGTAACACCAACTGTTTCTATTGATAAAGGTTCTGATATGGCAGTTGGAAACTCACAAGGTTTCAACTTATCAACTTCAACCGATAGTGGTTCAGTTGCTTATGTAAAAGCAATCAACGCAGTATCTAACCCAGATGATTTCGATATCAACTTAGTATCTGCACCTGGTGTTATTAGACAATATCATTCTTATGTATTTGATAAGGTTGTTGATATGGTAGAATCAAGAGAAGATGCATTCTTCATTGGTGATGTAGTTGGTGCAGATGCAGTTATTAGTGATGCAACTGACCAAGGTTCAGCAGTTGATTCTAACTACGTTGGTACTTACTACCCATGGGTTAAAACAATCGATTCAAGAACAAACAAACTAACTGCAGTTCCACCATCAGTATTGATGCCAGGAATTTACGCAGCAAACGATGCAGTTGCAGCTGAATGGTTCGCACCAGCAGGTTTGAATAGAGGTGGTATCGTAGGAGCAGTTTCTGTATTAAACAGATTAACACACGCTGAAAGAGATACACTATATGAAGGAAAGATTAACCCAATCGCACAATTCCCTGGTGAGGGTATCGTTGCATTCGGACAGAAAACTCTACAAGATAGAGCATCTGCTTTAGATAGAATCAACGTAAGAAGATTATTAATCAAAGTGAAGAAATACATCGCATCTACATCAAGATACCTTGTATTCGAACAAAATACAGCATCTACAAGAGGTAAATTCTTGAATACTGTTAATCCTTATTTAGAGGGAATCCAACAAAGACAAGGACTTTACGCTTTTAGAGTGGTAATGGATGAATCAAACAATACACCTGATGTAATTGATAGAAACATCTTGGCAGGAGCAATTTATTTACAACCTACTAAGACTGCTGAATTCATTGTAATTGATTTCAACATATTACCAACTGGGGCTTCGTTCTCGGCATAATAAAAATAAAAGAAAACTATATTTATAGTATATAAAGGAGAAATAAAAAATGGCAGAAGTATTAGAATTTAACGATATGTTCTATACCAATTTTGAACCTAAGATGCAAAATAGGTTCATTATGGAAATTGATGGAATACCTTCGTATCTGATTAAAATAGCAAACAGACCAACAATTCAGTTTGAAACAGTAACTCTTGACCATATTAACGTTAAGAGAAAACTCAAAGGTAAAGGTGAGTGGCAAGATGTATCTATGACACTTTATGACCCAATCGTACCATCAGGTGCACAAGCGGTGATGGAGTGGGTAAGAACTTCTCATGAATCTCTAACTGGTAGAGATGGATATGCAGATTTCTATAAAAAAGATATCCAATGTTATCTATTAGGGCCTGTTGGTGATAAAATTGAACAATGGACTCTTAAAGGTGCATTTATTAACTCAGCAAACTTTGGTGGTTTAGATTGGTCATCTAATGAACCAACTCAAATTGAGATAACTTTATCATACGATTACGCTATTTTAGAGTACTAATACTTAAATATTACTTTTGATACTTCCG